TTTGGTGCCTGTATTTGTTCCATATTTATATTATAATAAAAAATATAACGTAATTAGCACCATCATAATGTGTACTTGAATCTATTGTAACACTTGAACCAGATATACTGTATTGAGTATCAATAAGTAATTGTCCATTTTGAAACAATAAAATTTGTTGTTCTATTGATGGTAATACTCCTCCATTTTTTGTAACTGTAAATATTGCAGTATAAGAATTAAGAAATTCTTCTGTAAATACTTTTGTTACACTATTATTTTGTGTAGTTGGTTCGCTATTTGTAGGATTTATAGAACCTGTTCCTGCTACACCTCCAGCACTTCGATTTGATGTTCTACCAGAATCAAAATCCAAACCTCTTAATAAAACTGTTTTTTCAGTATATCCCATTAGCTTTGGTCTGTTATTTCTACAAATGTACCATTAACTATATCTGTCTTCAAATCTAATGTAGCGTTTTCCATTATATAGGTAACGCTATTATTTATAATTGCAAGGTGCGGAAACCAAGGATTATCTCTATCAAGTATTTGAAAATTCATTCCCACCATTTTTCTAACTGGAAACAACTGACCTTTTATAATTTCATTAACTAATAATTGATTAATGTTTTTTCCATCTCCTGTATTACCTACTCTCCAACCATCACCATCAGTAACTTGCCATGTATTTGCAGTGTTTTTTACACGTATTGCACCAGGTGAACCAAGCGAAGGCCCATCTCCAAAAAATACACGTTTCTTTACTGAAATACTTGATGTGTCATTATTAAAAGAACCAAATACTTTAACATCATTTTGCCCATCTAAATTTCCAGCTGCTAAATGCTCCATAAATAAATTGCCAAGTTCGTAGAATTTTAAATAGGATGCTATTAAATCAGTTCCTGTTTCAGTTCTAACTTGACTAATTAAAAATCTTACTCCAACATCTCCGCTCTCTGGCATTGTTGGAGATGTCCAATTAACTATTATATTACTGACTGTTCCACCAGCAGCAGGCAAAATTGATGAACCTCCAGGTATTACAAATTTATAATAGTTAAAAGAAGTTTCCCAAGTTTGAGCAGTAAAGGTGTGCTGAAAGCCATTGTAAGTAACATCTCTTTTTAACCAATATTTTACATGATTTATTTTAACGTAATTAATTATACCGTTAAATGTTCCACTTGGATCAAAGGTTAATTGTTGCGTTGATACACAAACTATCCTTTCGTAGTATTCTCCTGTTGCAGTAATGCTATAAGTGTCACCACCCATTTTTAAAACTAATGTACCACTTGTAACTTCAATGCCAAAGCTCACATAATAGGTTGCTCCATTGGTAGGAGTAAAATTAGTATATACTAAATCTCCTGTTGCATTTGTTGCTTTTGCATGACCAAGTGCAGCACCTCCACCATCCGAGAAAGTCCATCCAGAACCAAGTGTCCATGTATTGACTTCTGGTGAACGGTTGGCAGTTAAGAAATCAATCAATGGCACTACAATAGGTCTTAACTCAATAACAAAGCTACCTTCAACAATGTGCGGAGCGATTGTACTACTTCCTACTTGACTATCTCTATATTTCATTATAGAGGTGTAAGTAATTGTTGCCTCATTATTATTATAATCAAGGTCATTAGCAGTAAAAAACTCTGTGTTTAAATTATTAAATATTTTACCAGACAATAAATTAACCGATGCTATATGTTCATATTCAACATCTAAATCTTTTATATGTCCATAATATCCCCATCTGCCACCACTGAATCTTAATAGTTTATTTGAGCCGCTATAATTGTCATTTAATAAAGTAGGTAAAAAACTTGTAGCTTGTTGTAATGTACTTGATAAATAATAAATAAATAATAATACTGGACTATCAAGATACATATTAGGCTGTATCATGTAAAACTTTCTGTCTGAAAAGAAAAATCTCATCCCCAATGGACTCATAATTCTTTTTAAAACATCGTAACATTTCATGTACGTTATATTGTCTTTTGTGTCAACAGTATAAAATACTTTATGATTTACACGCATTCTAAGAAGCGGATCAATAGATGTTGAATAAGTCCAACTATCTTCATGCCAATTAAAGGCAGTAGCTAAAATACCTACACTTGTGCCATATATTTCTTGAACGTATGTAAGTTTTTGTAAACAATTATTTACATGATTTACAATAGTATCATCTCCTTGATAAACATCATAGCCATCTGGCTTATAATCAATTCCTTTTAGCCATCCTATGCCATCCACTGCATTAATAGTGTAAGCATATCCAACTGATAACGGCACATCATCAAATTCTACTAAATCAGCTAATATAAATCCATACCAATAAAAGTTAGGACTATCTGCTGCGTCATGACCAATTAAAGTAATAGTAAATCTACCTTCTGGTGCTACTAAAAAATCATCTAATAAGTCTTGTATTGTTTCTGTATTTATAATAATAGTAAACTTAAAATTACTGGCAATTATAGGAGCATATCTTTCTAAACCATTTTCAACCTCCGACTGCCATGTAATTGCAGCATCAAGCATTTCTACTTCTGTTGTAGCACCAGAAAAAACTGTGTCATTTATTGACAAGGTATATTTGCGGCTTTTTTCTGAATAGAATGTAGATGTATATCTTGCTGCCATTATCTTATCCTTGTGTTTACATTTCTTGCTTTCTCCATTATTACTATTAAATCCGCACCGCTGACACGAGTAGATAAAATATATGGAGAACCTCCACCATCTAACATTCCTTTTAACTTTGACAAAGGAGCAATCACTTCAGGATCAACCCTTGAGTTTTTATTATCTCCCACCATTGCCATAGTTGGGCCGTATGCTAAACCTCCTTTGGCAAGTTTAGGAGGAGATACCTTATTTAATAAAGTGTTAAACAATACGGCTGCACCTGCACCTGCTGCACCTGCAACGGCTAAAGCACCGGGCCCTAAAGTTTTACCTAATGGCCCTCCTAAAATACCTTTAATAATACCTGCTACACCTTCTTTAATATAAGCACTAATAACCATTCTTGCGGCTTGCATGGCTGCGCTACCTAACTTTTTCATATCTGTTTCACCTTGCATTGCCATATTTGCAAAAGCATCTGTTGCCGCAACTAATATATTTTGCATAGGTGTTAACGCGACTTCAACAGATGTTACTCGGTGCTTAATTGCTTCAAATGAATTAGCTAATGCTAAATTAGTTTCTTTTAATTTTTCATTAGCTGCTGTAATACTTTCTAATTTTTTAGGAATCAAATCTAAAGTAGGAAGCGTGTTGACATTTAACATTTCAAATTGCATCATACTTTTATTAGTCTGCATTTCTTTGATTGCATCTAATGTGGTATTGCCTTTTGGCTCTGTAGTAGTTTTAGTTTTAGTAGAATTTTTTAAAGAATCTTCTAAAGCTTTAATCTTAGCCTTCATTGCGGCTACTTCTGGTGACTCTGTTGTAGTTGTAGTTTTTTTCTTTTCATCTCCCCAACTACCACCTGCTCCGCTTGGTTTACCAGCAGAACCACCACCAAAACCCATTTCAATTTTTGGTTCAACTTTCTGTTTGTTTATAAGTTTTAAAGTTTCTAATAAACCTACAGCTCCATCGTAAACAAAATTTATAAATTTTAAAACCGCATTTATTTGAGATAGAACTACCTCAAAAGTAAATACTGCTATTTTTCCAAATACTAATAACAATAAATCAAATAATGGTTGAAGTTTAGAAAGCAATTCTAATGTTTTACTAAACGCTTTTTTAATTCTATCAAAAGATTCTGATAATAATTTTCCTGTTTTTGATAAACTTTTTTGACCTTCATCAGTAGTTGCGTAATACACAACAAGCGCACCTATAGCAGCAACAACTAAATATAGTCCTCCAGTTAAAACTGTAAAGGTTGCTATTAATGTTCTTGTTAATGCAATAATAGCAGATATTGATGTTGCAAATTGACCAATAATTAATATTACAGGCCCTATGGCTGCAGCAATTAATCCAAATTTGACTATATTTTCTTGTTGTTCCGGTGTTAATGCTTTAAATTTATCAACTAACATTTGTATCTTTTCAGATACTTTTATAAATACTTCTTCTAATTTTAAAGACTCATTAATAGTTTTACCAAGTTCAGCTAACGATGCCGTTACATTGTCTTTTAAATTATCAAAGGCATTTCCAAGACCTCCCTTTGCTCTTTCTAAAGTAGCTAAAGCCTCAACAGTTTGCTTAGAAAAATTTACGGCAGATATTCCTGTTGCATTTATCCCTTCTGCCGTAGATGCTCCAAATGTTTCTTGTAATAATGTACTAAAGCCTGGTAATCTTTCAGCAATTTGATTAAGTGATTCTTGTGTTATTTTACCAGTAGATTGTATTTTAGAAAAAGCAAAAATCAACTCATCAAAAACTACTGCTCCTTTGCCTGCTCTGGCAGTAGCGTTACCAAATTGCAATATAGTTTCGCGTGCTTGATCTGCACTTAAACCAACGGCTTGTAATGTAGATGATGCTTGAACAACTTGCGGTAATGCAAGACCAGGATTCTCTGCAGTTTTTCTTAATTTTTGTAATTCTACCTCAGCTGCCTTGCTACTTCCCATAATGGCAGTTAATCCTAATTCCAACCTCTCCATGTCGGCAAAGGATTTTAATGCTGCGCCTCCAAGTGCAATAATAGGCAAGGTAAGTGACTGTGATAATGTAGTACCTACATTTTGCATCTTACTGCCAAACCTTGACATACTACGCTCAACCTTGCCAAGTTCTTTCTCAAGATTACTTACATCAATGCCAAGTTTTAAATTCAGTTTACCTAATGCCATTATCTACTCTTTATCCCATTTGTCAAAAATTGACTTGTCAACTTCTGATAAACTTCTTTTGGTTGGTTTTGGATTATCATTCTCCCAAGGAAATTCAATCAAATCTTTAGGCTTAATTGATTTGCCTTTTGCCGTATGAACATTTAATAAAAGTGTTGTTTGCCACCTGGCTCTCTCCCACTCAAATTGCTGTTCTATTTCAAATTGGTTATTATAACCTTGCATGGCTATAATAACCTCTCTTAGTGTCATCTCATAGTATTGCGAAGGATGGAATCTAAGGACTCCAAAACAAAATCTTTCGATATAGTCAAGTGTTAATTCACCTCCTCCGCTATCTCGTTTTTTCTTTCCGGATCTTCTGGTACTGAAATCTCATTTGTTATCAGCTCTGTTATCCTGTTTATTCCTCCCTTATCCAAATCTACTAAGTCGCAAAACTTTTCTAAGTTATATGGGCACTTCTCTCCCTTTGCCTTGTAACCTGCCTGTACACCTGCAAAGGCAAGTTCAAGAGCAAATAGGAGGTCTTCGCCAAGTTGGGAGAGGTCGCTAAGTT